CGTTATGAAAAAAGACAAATCCCTATACTAGGTAGAAATGGGAATCCAACTGGAAGTGTTGTTACAGAAAACAATGGAGATGGATGGTTACCACCTCGAATAGATTCTACTGGTAATTTTAAAACAGTAAATAATGCTTATGGTAACGGATGGATTATTCCCGTTACTGGTGGACAAGTAACTGCACTCTTTGGACATTATCCTAGTGGTGCTCCACACAGTGGTACAGATTTTGGGGTTCCAGAAGGTACTCCAGTAAGAGCTAGTAAAAGTGGAACTGTTATAAAGCGAAGAGAGTTAACTACTTCTTATGGTAAGTATTTATTTATAGACCATGGAGGTGGATTAGTCACTATTTACGCTCACAATTCAGAGTTATTAGTAAATGAGGGTGATACAGTAAAAGCAGGACAAGTAATAGCTAAGTCAGGTACAACTGGTAATAGTACTGGACCTCATTGCCATTGGGAACTTAGAGTTAATGGTACACCAGTTGATGTAGCTCCTTCTTTAAGAATTGGAGATACAGTATAAGAGAGTAGATTAATTTCTACTCTTTTTTATTTAGAAAGGAGGGTATTATGCAATATATACAGACTAAAACAGTTTATATAGATAGAGATGAATTAATCGAGATTAAAGCAATAGAGCATGATGTTAAAACACGCTTTATAGATTTTAAATTTATAGCAGCTAATAAGATTTTAGATATAAGCCATTGTATTGTTAGAGTTTATGCTCTCAATAGTAAAGGCAATGAAATATTTAATAATCTTACTATAGTAGATGGACTTAAAGGAATAGCAAGATTAGAGTTAACGGATGCTTTATTAGTGCCAGGAACTATAGAATATATGTTAAAGATAACTACAGATAACGGTGGTATTCTTAGTTCAAATAGATTTAATTTAATAGTAGATAAGGACTTGATGACAGGTAATGCTATTGAAGGAACTAATGAATATAAAGCATTAGATGAAGCTTTAAAGACAGTTGGGGAACTTAATTCTATGAAAGTAAGTATAGGAGAAAATGCTACTGCTATAAATAAAAATAAGAGTTTAATAGATAAAAATACTAATAGCATAAATCAAAATTTAGAAGCATTTAATGAGTTTAAAGATATAGTAGAAAAAACATCTTATTTCAATATGATTAGTAATCCAATATTCAATACTGGAGATTATAAGAACTGGGAGCTATGGGATAGTACAACTTCTTATTCAGTTCAACCAGATACTTCTTTAAGCCACAAATTCTCATTAAAGTTACAATGCATAAAGAGAAGTCAAGGCATAACTCAAACAATTTCAGGTTTGCAATATGGTAAAACTTATACCTTTAAAGCAAAACTAAAAGTAGAAGAAGGCACACCAGGTTTAATGGTAAGAAATGATAATCAATGGAATGGCTCTTTATTCAAAGTAGAACAAGGATATAACAAATGGGTAGAAGTTTCACTTACATTCATGGCTCGAGAAGGGACAATGCCTATTTACATAGGCAATGTATCAACAAGTACAGTATCAACTTTTTGGGTTAGTGAAGTAATGCTTTATGAGGGTTCTTTAGATATACCATTTATAGATAATTTAAAAGAATTATATACTAGAAATTTTCAAGTTGATAAGACGGGAATAGTTTGGGGAGATGGTAATGGTACTTATTCTAATACTAATGACAAAGGAGAATTAGAGTATGTAACCGAAGGAATATATAACAAATATGTTGCTTTAAAGTACATTGCAGCTTTTTCTATTCCCGCAGGTAATCCAGGTACTGTTAATGTAAAACTTCCTAAAGAATTTACAAAAAGAAAAGAAACATTAACTTGGGGAGTAGTCCCAAAGGGATATTATTATAATACAAGCGGAAACTTTTTTCCATTTCATGTTGCTGTTAATGCTAAAGGAGAAGCTTATGAACAAGATGGATATATGTATTGCCCAGTTGAAGGCTATTGTCGTATTCAAAATGGAGAAAACTCTGGTGATGTTCAACCACAAAGTATAAATGCGGTAGTAATAGCACTAGCTTAGAAAGGAGAAAAAATGGAAACAAAAATAATTGAAGGAAGTATAGAAGATTTTAATAATGTTATGACTCTATTTTTTGGTAAAGAAACAGGGACTATTCGTGGATATGCATTAGGTAGACAAGATTTAAAAACTTATTATGGAGATAGTTTAGGAGATTTTAATTATGGAGCTATAGTTGTACCTAAAGATAATTATGTATTAAATAATTTAGAAAAATTTATAGTTAAGAATGATAAGTTGCTTTTAAAACCTAATCCAGAATTAAATAAATATGAAATAGCATAATATAGAAAGGAGAAAAATATGAAAGAAATAATAGTAAACGTAGATAATTACAATGAAAATTCTATAAAAACTATAGAGGGAGATAATTTAAGCGAGGTATATAAAATATATATCTGTAAAAATAAAAGAAGAATAGATCTAACAAATAAGATAGCTATAATGGCTTACGTTAATGAGTATAGAAATAAAAAAAGTAATATCTTAGCCTTAAATATTACTAATGCTAGCCAAGGCGAAATTGAATTACCTATAACAAATGTAATTTCAAATGAAAATGGAGTATATGCATGTCAGATAGCAATTTATGGAGAAAATAATTCTTTAGAACAAACAGCTCCATTTTCTTTAATAGTAGAAAACAATATATTCTCTAAAATATCTAATACTGCAATAAACTCTACTGATTTTCATATTTTAAGTGAAGCAATAAAAACTACAAATAAGTATTCTGAAATATTAAAGCAAGGTACAGAAAATATTGAGTTTAAATATGCTGATAAGCTTAATGAAATTAATTTAAAATTAAGCAATAAAGAAAATGAATTATATGTTAACCAGGAAGATTTTTGCGAAAGAATAAAAAATCTCTACAAACCTCAAAGTATGATGCTAAAAGTTAATGATTATCAAACAAAAGTATTTTCAATAATAAATAAAATTAATAACGAAAAAGCAATACAATATTCAACTAGAACTGCTTCATTCGGTAGTGTACAAGATGGTTATATACTATTCGGTGAAGGAAGATATGGAGAGCTTGAAAAGCAGTATTTATTAACAAATCAAAATTGTGCTGACGAAATGAAAGGTAGCTGGAATAAAAGTTATAACCCTTCGTATTATGCAACTAAACCTGGAGATACTATGACAAAGAAATTTATAGGTAGTAAAATAGACTTCTTTACTTTTGGAGATAATAGAGGTGGAATATGGGAATTTATTATTGATAATGATGAGAAAAATAAAGTTATATTATCTACTTGGAAAGAAACACCAGGTGTAATTCCCGCACGAACAATATTTGAAGACTTGGATTATAAAGAGCATACTTTATTAGCCACTTTTAAAGGCGATGATCCTGAACACATTCCTTCTGGTGGATCAGGTACTTCTAGGGGGTGGACTTATTGTAACGATGGAGAAAATGCAATAAATTCATTTTATATCTATAAAAAAACACTTAATGTAAATGAAGTAGTTACTCCACTTTTCGGCACATCTAATAAAGAATTTGCATTTGAAGTGCGTAAAAGTGGAACTAATAATCCATTCCATTTTTGTCCGGCTCACGATACTGTTACTGCGTTTAAAATAGAAGAACCTATTTTTAAGATTAATGAGGAAAATGTAGAACTAAAAACAGGAGATGTATATGAAAATATAAAAGATTTTTCAATAACACAACGTATATATGCTAAAAATCCAGAGAGTGAAGATAGATTGGCAGAAATAACTACAATAACAAGCTTTAAAGACGATGGGACTGTTACGGTCGATGGGAAATATAAGGCTCTAACAGATTTAGATATAAAAAGTGCATATGGCATTATGTGGATGTTGGATGCCAATTTTAATACAAAAATAGTGTCTAGTATAAATAAAGAATATATTACATCAGATACACATGTAGGTAATAATTTGATACTAGAAGAGGAATCTGATAAAACAACTAGTTTTGCAAGTATATCTGAAGATTATAAAAATATTGTAACAGCGGTTACATTTAACAACCCTAAAAACACATTACGAAGTGGATTGGGTGGAAAAATTAAAAATCCAACATGGATAGAATATAGAAATAGTACACTAACTAAACTCTATCAACAAGTTTATGGTAAAACAGCAATAAAAGCAGGGGAAACATATAAATTTAGTGGTACTTTTATAGTTGGTGAAATTTATAATATTTACTATTTACTTTAAATAATAATAGAAATAAGTTAAGGCTAGAGATAGTCTTTTTT